AGTTGCGTTTCGATCTACGCGAAAGTTTCCCTGCTATCACTACAAAGAAGTTAGCATGGAAAGCCTGCGCGGGAGAGCTACTTTGGTTCTTAGAGGGCAGCAGTGATGAACGTAGACTAGCAGAGATCACCCATAGTACAAGGGAGGGTGTCGTTACTATCTGGACACCCAACGCAATGGCAGGTTATTGGAAAGATAAGGCAAAGTTTGAAGGTGATCTAGGTCGTGTTTATGGTGTACAGTGGCGTGATTGGACTGGTATAGACCAAGTAAAAAATCTAATCGACAGCATAAAGAACAATCCTAACGGACGTAGACATATACTCAGTGCGTGGAACGTAGGTGAATTAGATCAGATGGCACTACCACCTTGCCATGTCATGAGCCAATATTACGTGAGCAAGAATAAAGAACTAAGTTGCCATATGTATCAGCGTAGTGTAGATGTATTTCTGGGTTTGCCATTCAACATAGCAAGTTATGCCTTACTCACGCATATGATTGCGCAAGTATGTGATCTCAAGGTTGGCGAACTAATAATATCAACGGGCGATACCCATATCTATAGTGATCATGTTGAACAAGTGAACGAACAATTACGTCGGGAGATGTATCCACAACCCACACTTTGGTTGAACCCAGAAATCAAAGACATTGATAAATTCACTATGGATGACATAAAGTTGCTAAACTATGTGAGCCATGATAGCATAAAAGCTAAGATGGCAGTATAACATGCAAGAAGTAATAGTACATAAAATTCGCATGGGTGATGTGGAAGATCCCGACCTTTTCGTCGCTGAACCTATTTGGAAGTGGCAACAAACTGATGAAGGTAAGTGGGTCATGGAACATAGCAAACAACAGCCCATGTGGAAGCGCACAGCAGATCCTACTACATATGGGCATCTATATACCATACACGCCTGGTTAGATGGACAAGATTTGACATATTGGAAATTGAAATATGAGTAGAAAATTTATTTTAGTAACAGGTGGGTTTGGTCTTATAGGACATCGTGTTGTACGCAATCTAAGAGATACTAATCATTATCTAACAGTCACAGATACAGAAACGAATTATGGTATAATCCCGCAAGATGAGATTGATTATCTCATGGCTCAACGAAAGAAAGTGACTGGTGCTGTGCATAGTTACAAATACGATATCAGCAACAATCTATGTATGAATAAGTTGTTTGATCATGCTCAACCAGATATCGTCATACACATGGCGAGTTTTCCACGACAGAAAGTTGTCAATAAAAATCCTGCTAAAGGCGCACAGGTCATGTGCGAAGGCCTATTGAATCTATTAGAGAATGCCAAAAAACATAATGTCAAAAAATTTGTGTATATCAGCAGCAGCATGGTTTATGGAGATTTCACAGACGATGTGACTGAAGATGCAGTTTGCAAACCACAAGGACAATATGGCATCATGAAACTTGCTGGCGAATGGCTCACTAGAGACTATACACGTAGCACTGGCATGGCGCATACTATCATACGTCCTAGTGCTGTTTATGGTCCATTAGATGTTGAAGATCGTGTGATCGCAAAGTTCATGCTTACAGCGATGCGCGGTGGCACACTCAATGTAAATGGTGCGAATGAGACATTAGATTTCACATACGTTGATGATGCTGCTAATGGTATCACAGCAGCCGCATTGAGCGACAACACAGATAACAAAACGTATAACATCACAAAGAGCCATAGTCGCACATTGCTTGATGCTGCCCAACTTGCTGTGAAGATCGTAGGCAAGGGTAATATCGAAGTTAGAGATAAAGATGCCGACTTCCCTAGCCGCGGCGCATTGAACATTGACGCTGCCCGACGTGATTTCGGATATGATCCTAAGGTCGATGTAGAAGAAGGATTTCAAAAATATTATGACTGGCTCAAAACTTCTCCGTACTGGGCTAGCAAAATCTAAAACGTTTTGTGCATTACCCTGGGTCAGTGTCACTACAGATACAGACGGCAGCATAAGACCGTGCTGTATAAGCCTAGATAAAATCACGAAAAAAGACCAGTCTTTTTATAATCTAGGTAAAGATAACATAGAAGACATAATCAATTCTGATCATTTTGTACAGATCAGAGAGAAGATGCTGAACGGAGAAAAAGTCAGTGGCTGCGAAAATTGCTACAAACAGGAAGAAAACGTAGGTAGCAGTCATAGAACATATTATAATCAAGTATTTCCTGGAAAATATACAGAATCATTTATACATCCTAATATCAAATATGCAGATTTGCGTTTTGGAAATTTATGTAATTTGAAATGTAGGAGCTGCAATTCATCCGCAAGCAGCAGTATAGCCAAAGAAGTGATACAACTTATCAATACTGAGATAGACAGATATCACTATAGCTCTGATTCAAACATCGAAGAGTGGTATACTACTGATATGTTTAGATCGAACACTGACAAATTTATGGACACTTTGGAAGAATTATATATCACAGGTGGTGAACCTACGTTAGTAGAAAATAATATAGATTTTTTATCTATGCTAGTAAAGCAAGGTAAAAGTCATAAAATTAGAATCAAAATAAACTCTAACATGACTAATATCAATAAATCTTTTTATGATTTGATCAGTCAATTTAGGAGCACTTGTTTTTTTGCTAGCATAGATGGATATAAAGAAATACAGGAATATCTCAGATACCCCAGTAACTGGAACACTATAGATACTAATCTACAGAAGATTTTAGACAATCCGAAAATGATCGTTAGACCCACACCGGTAGTACAGATAGGAAATCTGAATAGACTTGTAGATTTGTTTGAGTATTTTGAGAGTTACAATAGAAAGCATAAAAAAGGTAAGATCCAGATAGATCCTATCATGTTAGAATTTCCTTCTTACTTTGATATAAAATACCTACCTACATCTTACAAGGAACAATGCTTTAGGACCATAGATGACTGGGTCAAAACAAAGTGTAAATATCAAAGTTCTCAGTTTCATCTAAAGATCCAGGCTATAAAAAACAAATGTTTGACAGATGCTTTTGATAAAGATAAATTATTAGAATATAAGTCATTCAATGACATCCTTGATAATCATAGAAATCATTATCTGAAAGATGTCAATTTAGAACTTTATGAAATGATAAAAGACATATGATATCTCATTTTGGGCTAGCAAGACAGTATAAAAATCTAAAAGCCGAATTATTAGAGGCTACTGATCTAGTACTACGAAGTGGTGAACTGATGAACGGTTCATACACAGCAGCCTTTGAGACATGGCTCGCTATGCGAACTAATACTATGTTCGCAATCACTGTACATAGCGGTACGCAAGCGTTAGAGATGATCGCACACTATGTGCGCAAAACATCTGATGATAAATTTGATCAGCCCCCTATAGTAAGGATACCTAACATAACTTATATCGCTACTCTCAATGCTTTCTTGAAAGCAGGATTTGTCGTTGAATTAGTTGATACTGACAAAAATGGATTGATGAGACCTGATCGTGAAAACTTATTATCTAACTTTAGTAAGTTTTCATGTAATGTTGGATTGTATGGGGCTAATCCAGAACTACAGTCTATCACTGGTCATAACTATAATGACGTTGTAGATGGAGCGCAACATTGGCTTGTTGCTGATAATGTAGGCACAGGAATGGCCATCAGTTTTGATCCAACTAAAAATCTACCTAGTAGTGGTAATGGTGGTGCTATCGTAACTAATGATCGTGAGTTATGGGACTTTGCCTATAGTTATCGTAGCAACGGCAAACCCGATCATGACACAGCAGGTACTAATAGCCGCATGAGCGAACTAGACTGCGCACATCTTTCTGTACGTGCGAATTATATCGATCAATGGCAATGGCGCCGCAAAGAGATACGTCATTATTATCTGGATGAACTAAAACATGTCAACGTTCGATGCTTGAGCAGGGATCATCTTGTACATGCTGATCAAAAGTTTGTACTCTATACTGACAAGAGAGATGAACTCAATCAATTTCTAAATGAAAACGGTATTGAGACTAAGATACACTACCCTAAAGCACTAAGCGAATTGCCTGTTGCTAAACATATATATGCTAAACCTGATATGCTGAGTACTAGCGTGAATCTGACGAGGGGACTATTGAGTTTACCTATCTATCCAGAGTTATCTGATAGTGAAGTTGAGTTTGTTGCGAACAAAGTAAAGTCTTTTTTTGCTTCTAACTAGCCTTTGCTTCAAGTTCTAGTATAACATCTTGTGTTTGTTTATCCAGCTGGACAAAAGGATCTAGCTGATTTTGTTTTTTAGGCATTTTTACTATATCAACTTTATCAAAATCAATATCCTCATAGGCTACTACTTCACTATCTTTTTTATCTAACATTTGCCAATGCTCTATTCTCTTATACAGATTATAAATTATATCTTTAGCAACAGAAACATTTGAATAAACGGTGTTATCTTTATTTGGTTTATATTGTTTCGTTCCCATGGCCAGTGCATAGCTAGCCAATTGCCTGCGTAAATTTTTTCTATACAAGAAGATGTTCTTGTCCGCTAGATAATATAATTTCTCATAAGATTTTGTGGACATCGGCATCACATGATTATAAAACAAAACAGGATTTTTGTGTGCATCATGCCTTTCTAATAAACTTAGCCTGTAATTTTCTTCTGATTCTATATCTAAGGTACGCTGTTCACCTACGATTTTGCTTTGTATAGAACGTCTTAGCACATCATAATAATATTTTTTATAACCGCAGCCATTCTCATACTCATAGACATAATCACCATACCCCGGCTTCATGTAGTTGTAGAAGTGAAATTGATTTAGGAATTGGGGAATTATAGTTAGTTTATATTTATTTGATAGGTACTTTGCATACCAGTTGCTACCGGTCCTAGGAGTAGACCACAAATTTATGATCATTTTTCGCTGACGCTATCGAATATTTCTTTTTGCTTTGCGTACCATTCTTTCCAAGCAGCGTTTTGAGCAGCGCACATATGGTACTTGTTATAGTTTCCTACAACAGTTTTTAGGAACTCGCTGAAATAGACTTTATCTTTACCGATCTTGTCTAGTTTGTCACATTCTACTAATAATATTTCCGGTGCTTCTGGAAATTTAGCAGTGACAGGAACAGTCGTAGCACATCCTGCTAACAAAGTAACTGCGCAAAATAGTAGTAGTTTATTCACTGACTTCCCCTTGTGGCTTGTTTTCTGGTGTAGTATTTTCCATTGGCACTTCATTGCTTGCTGATATATCATGAGCCTTGATCGCTACTTCTGGTACTTCACAATTACTATCAAATACTTTCACTTCTCTATCTATATATTCGACTACCTTAGCACCCTTTACCCTGATATACTCTTTTTCCTTGACTACCTTTTCTACGATGACAGTATTTGTCTCTGCTGCTTTGGCCTGTGCTTCCGCTACACGGGCTTCCATCTCTTTCACACGTAGTTCCCACTTGGCTTTCTCTGCTAAACCCCCCTCGAGGTATATTCCTAAAGATAATAGCAGTATGCCTATGATCTGTACAGGAAGTTTATATTTGCTGATGAAAGGTATGAACCCTAACACGAATCCTGCAATAGTACCCAAAACACCAATCAAGAATATGATGTGAACGAAAGTCTCGGGTAGCCAGTTTATAATCCACATATGACATTATTTATGCTAAATACTAGTAGGAGTATTATCTATGGCTATTCAACTTGTAAATATCGGCGGTCTTCCAAACGATGGTGAGGGTGATCCGTTACGTACAGCGTTTAGTAAGATAAACAATAACTTTGTTTATTTGCAGCAAACAAGCACTAATTTAGCAAAAACAGTGACTCTAAACAATGATCCCGAACAAGTCATATTTGAATATCCAGCAGATGAATTCACCATGGCGCTATTTCAAGTCAAGAGTTATCGCGATGACAACAATGACAGCCAGATGATATTTTTAGGTGCGCAGACTTATAACGACTTATCAGATGTAAAATATACAGTATATGGTATCACTAATGTAGGTAATTGGCTTACACAATATGACATGGATGTAAGCGGGGGTAATGTAAGATTATTAGTCAATCCATTGCAGAATGAAGTAATCACACACTTCATCAGTTATCAAGTAACATATGAAGGCGATCTAGGTGTGGGTGTACCGATGATAAGCGAAAGTGGGGCAGGACTTGTCACAGAGACAGGCAACGTATATATCACGACAGAAAGCTAAGATGCGCGCCAAAGAATTTTTGACAGAACAAGAACTATCAGATGTCCATGATGGACTAGATGTTGCCTCATTGGCATTACCATATACATATATGATGCCAGAATTACAGAATAGTAACTTCTATAACATCTATCGTTTTGGTGTTGCTATCGCAGCAGTGCGCGGGGAAGAAGGTGATAAAGATGGAGTGCAGGATCAAAACAGACCTGACTTTAGAGCAACCAGTGAATGGGGTCAGAATCTTATCGTAAGTAGTTATGATCCTGAAATCAAAGGTGTCTTGAAAAAGGCATTAGTAAAAACTCATCATAGTGGAATGAAATCAGTAAGTAGTCCAGGTAGCGAAGAGATGAAGGATACATATAGCGGCTCTCCAGTCAAAGCATTCAAAGGTTATGCAAAATGAGAGCTAAAGAATTCGTCAACGAAGCAATCAATGGTAAGCCTGGCAAAAGATATGGCCAAGCAAGCACTGGTATAAACACTTTTGGTAGAAGCAATTATGATAATACATATGACTTGCATAGAGTCATGATGGCAGTAGCAATGACTGACGGTAAGATCAAGCCAGACCTTGATCAGCAAAGTTGGGCAGCAAAATACAATACTGCACATCCCTATACATATGAAGAACAAGAAATGCTTGAACTGGCTTATAAGGCAGCAGGTATACCTTATCAGGACTTGAATCAAGGTGACATGGATAGTAAAGAATTAGAAGATACTCAAGTAAAAAGTCCAATCAAACCTTTCAAGGGATATAAAAAATAATTACAAGTCTTTATGTGAATAAGTATTGAAATCAATACACAGGAATTCACATGAAAGACCTTATAGATATCAATAACACGCTTGATCTAGTTAAGCTCAAACTATACAATGAATGGCTATATACTGCCCATATCTATGATGAGGGTAATAGCAACATGCACCAGGGTTTGACTGCACAAGTTGTAGGTAAATACATCGATCCTTTAAATTTGCCTAAAGACGCAGCAATCTTAGACGTAGGATGCGGTCCAGGATATTTCCTAGACGAAATGAAGAAGCGAGAATACACCAATCTTACAGGTATCACGCTAAGTCCGGGAGACATCAAAATCTGTGAAGAAAAGGGTCATAAGATCAAGAAATATGACATTAGTTTCTTTCCGCAAAAAGACGGCTACTATGATGAAAGTGTAGACTTTATTTTCTTGCGTCAAGCACTTGAGCATAGCCCATATCCTATCTTTAGTTTGATGGAATATAATCGTGTATTGAAACAGGGAAGCAAAATATATATTGAAGTTCCCGCCCCTGCTTGTGATCGAAAGCATGAATATAATCCTAATCACTATAGCATTTTGGGACAAGATCAGTTGATGGCATTATTGAATCGCACAGGATTCAAGATCGATAATTTTCAAGCTATCGAATTCAAGATCGGGATTCCTACTGTGACTAATGAAGATGGATCTGTGAAAGAATTCACAGAAAAGTATTTCTGCATAGTAGCAACTAAAGATCGTCCCTTAGACATCAAATAACCAGCCCAAAAACGATAAATACTCTCATAGATTGATTTTTATGAGAGTATTTTTATGGCTTATCCGGAACCAGCAAACGTCAGCCCGTGGTATTTGCGCAATATCACGCAAGCCCTCGCCCTAAATGAAACTACGGGTAATGTCTATGTCCGTACAGACGCACAGATTGATATAAGCAATGCTAATATCAGCATAGGCAATGTTGGTATAGATAGTTTTGGTAATGTCGATATATCAGGAAACACTCTCCCTGTAACAGTAGAAGGTGGCAACATCACAGTTGACACTATCACAGGTAATGTCAATGTCACACAGGGCACTGATCCATGGATCGTAGAGGGCAATGTATCAATCAGTGGTACTGCCAATGTCAGTTTAGGTGGCACTAACTTAGACGCATTTGGTAGATTGCGTGTTAGCGATCCATATACATTGTTTGATACAAGAGCGATGTATTATGACCATGGACAATTCGCAAGCAATCTAGTAGCAGGTGGTAATGTAGCGTATAACGCAAACTCAAGCACATACCTCATGACCGTAGCAACTTCAGGGGATGCTGTATATCGTGAGACAACAAAGACATTTAGTTATCAGCCAGGCAAAAGTTTATTAGTGATGAACACATTCTGCGGTAACACACCAACAGCAGGATTGACACAGCGTGTTGGTTATTTCAATGATGAGAACGGTATATACTTTGAAGTCAATGGTATAACAAAGAACATGGTCATACGCTCAAATAGTACTGGATCATTGACTTATGAAACAGTTCCACAAAGTAGTTGGAACGGTGACAGATTGACTGGATTAGGCGGTGCTAACAATCCATCAGGCATAGCATTGAATGTTGACAGAGATCAGATATTTTGGATGGACATTGAATGGTTAGGTGTAGGTAGCGTAAGAACAGGTTTCGTCATCAATGGTCAGTTCATTGTATGTCATACATTCCATCATGCTAATGAATCAGGTAATGTCAACACATATATGGGCACAGCAAATCTACCTGTGCGTTATGAGTTGATTAGCACAGGCCCTGCAGGTAATCTTAGACAGATTTGTAGCACTGTGATATCAGAAGGTGGCTATCAGTTATCAGGACAACAAAAGAGTGCAGGACATACATTTAGTCAAGCAGTAGATTTACCTAACGATGATAGTTATGTTCCTGTATTTTCAATAAGACTAAAAAGCACTATGCCAGATGCTATAGTGATACCAAGCACATGGAGTTTGAGTGTAAGTTCAAACGATCTATATGCGTGGAAGATAGTTCGCAGAGCGATAACATCAGGTGGTAGTTGGACTTCAGCAGGCGCAGATAGTCCTGTAGAATACAATATAGAACCAACAGCATTAGTAAGCGGTGATGTAGTTGATGAAGGATTTATCCGTGCATCAAATCAAAGCGTGAGCAGTCCGTCTAATCAAGAGATTACATTTGAGAATCAACTAGTGCGTGATCCTTTTACTAATACTATGTACGAGTTTGTGATCATGGCTGCTACTGATGGCACTAATCAAAATGCGTTGGCTGCTGTACAATGGCAACAGATTACATAATGGAGTTTTGATATGTTGAAGTTATTATGGGTTATTCCAATAATTGGTGTATTTTTCTTATTATCATCTTGCGAGGGACATTATCGTTATCCTTGTCAAGACCCTGCCAATTGGGGAAAGGAAGAATGTAACAATGAAGTATGTAAAGCAGAGGGCTCATGTACCGATGATGTTTTGGGCAAAAGCTCAAGTCCGTTCGGTAATGCCTTCGAACAATCTGACAGAGAAGAAACTACAGGTACTTGCTCACCAGAAATAAGTAGTAATGTTGAAAATGATGAAGATGACTATGTTCCAGTAGCAAAGGTACCTAGTCGCATAGTGCCAAAGACTAAAAAAGTAGAAGAGTATTTTGATGAAGATGATATACCTTCAAGAACACCTAACACGTTTTTTGAAGAAGAGATTTTGACAAACAATACAGTAGTTGATACAGCAGCGCATGATGCTGCTACGATGTAAGAGGTTTATATGGGACAAAGATATACAGAAGCAGAACTGAATGCTAGAATGCGATTCTCAATCGGCATATTGCTTGCCGTTTGCTTAGTTGGTATAGTGTTCGTGGTACTATACTCACTAATATTCGTGACTCAACCAATAGGACAGCAAAGTCCTAACGATGCTGAATTCTTCAAGTTGATCACACCAATCGCAACATTTCTTACTGGCATCTTATCAGGCATCATGCTTGGTAAAACAGACAACAGAGATGATAAGAAAGATGGTCCTGAGCAACCAGAACTTGGTCCAGCAAAAGAACCATTAGAACTAATGGATGAAGTAGACGATCATATAGCATGAGTTTGAAAAGTTTACAACAAAAGATAGGTGTAGCAGCCGATGGTGCTTGGGGACCAGGCACATTCAAAGCAGCCATGGCATATTATAAGTTGCCAGCCGCTAGAGCAGCACATTTCTTTGGCCAGACAGCACATGAGACAGGTGGCTTCAAAGCATTTAGTGAGAATCTAAACTACAATGCTGCTGGGTTGAAAGCAATATTCAAGAAATATTTCCCAGATGATAGTACAGCAAATCGTTATGCTAGACAGCCAGAGAAGATCGCTAATCGTGTTTACGCAAGTCGCATGGGCAATGGTCCAGAAAGTAGTGGTGACGGCTGGCGATATCGTGGTCGCGGAGCATTACAATTGACAGGTCGCGATAATTACGCAGCCTTCGCAAAGTATTGTAATCGTCCAGACGTGATGAGCAATCCAGACATCGTTGCTACAGAACTAGCATTTGAGAGTGCTATGTTCTTCTTTGAACGTAACAAGTTATGGGCTATTTGCGATCAAGGTATAAACGAGAAAGCGATTTTAGTATTGACTAAAAGAATCAATGGTGGCACACACGGTCTTGCTGATCGTAGCGAGAGAACAAAAAAATACTTTATGTGGACAGCAGGTGCAAGTCCTGTAGTGGCAGTCTCAGCACCTCAAGCAACAGCACCAAGCGCACCAGCATTGATAGTAACACCTGATATGCAACTTAGCCCACATTTCAACCTAAAAGAGTTTACAAAAAGTGACACAGCAATACGTAAAAGAATCGATAATACACCAGGACCAGTACACGCAGCAAATCTCAAAAAAGTCTGTGAGAAAATACTTGAGCCAGTTCGCAATCATTTTGGTAGGCCTGTTCGTATCAATAGTGGCTATCGCGGTCCCGCTCTCAACGCCGCTGTTGGTGGATCAAGCAAATCGCAGCACTGCAATGGAATGGCTGTTGACTTTGAAATAGATGGATTACCTAATCCTGAATTAGCAAAATGGGTGAGTGAGAATTGTGAGTTTGATCAGATCATACTTGAATTCTATGATCCAAAAGAAGGACCTAACAGTGGTTGGGTACATGCAAGTTACAGTGAAGGTGCTAATAGAAAGCAGAAACTTACTGCTGTAACAGAGAATGGTAAAACAGTTTACAAACCAGGATTCCTGGCATAACGGAGAAAAAAAATGACAAAAGCAGAAATTTTAGCAAAAATAGAAGAATATAAAAATAATCCTGCATACGTAGGGTTAGGATATCAGTTATCTGAGATTATAGGACGCTATGACGATAACACTCATAACAAAGTAGTGTATACAAGCGAAGTACAAAAAATTAGAACAAATTTACGTGTACTAAATCCTGAAGTCAAGGCTCTTCATGAAGTATTAGCTGGCATGTTGAAACTATAAGAGTGATTCATGCCTGCTAATAATTCTAGTTCTCTGATCAAAGATCCATATACAAAAACTGTATTCAAGACGGAACAAGAACTAGATCACTTTGTGAAGTGCTGTGATCCTAAGAAGGGTTATTTGTATTTCATGGATAATTTCTTTTATATACAGCATCCTACTAGGGGTAGTATGCTGTATCATCCATATGAATACCAAGAACGTCTTATAGATACATATCATAGATATCGTTATGCTATAGCATTGATGCCTAGACAGTCAGGTAAGACTACAAGTGCAGCCGGCTATCTATTATGGTACGCTATGTTCGTACCTGATAGCACTATCCTCATTGCTGCACACAAGTATGCAGGCGCGCAAGAAATCATGCAACGTATAAGATATGCTTATGAAAATTGTCCTATGCATATCAAAGCAGGTGTAGCAACATACAACAAGGGTAGTTTATTCTTTGATAATGGTAGCCGTATCGTATCAGCCACGACAACTGAAAATACTGGTCGTGGTATGTCTATCTCATTGTTATATCTTGACGAGTTCGCATTCGTAAGACCAACAATCGCAGAACAGTTCTGGACTTCTATCACACCAACTCTAGCAACTGGTGGTAAGGCTATCATTACAAGTACTCCAAACAGTGACGAAGATCAATTCGCACTGATATGGAAAGGTGCTAACAAGACTGAAGATGAGTTTGGTAACAAGACAGATGTAGGGGTGAATGGATTCAAATCATACAGATCATATTGGAATGAACAGCCCGGTCGTGATGAGAAGTGGGCCGAAGAGATGAAGAATCAGTTAGGTCTTGATCGTTTCAATCGTGAGATCGGTTGTGAGTTCATCATTGCAGATGAGACATTGATCAATCCTAACACATTGATACAGTTAGAGGGTGTAGAGCCTGTACATCGCATGGGTCAAGTTCGTTGGTATAAGAAGCCAGAAAAGGGCAACATCTATGTAGTAGGTCTTGACCCAAGTCTTGGTACAGGAAGTGACCCTGCTGCTATACAGATATTTGAAGCAAATACTACCACACAGATAGGTGAATGGAAACATAATAAGACAGAGATACCGCAGCAAATAAAATTATTAGCGGAAATCAACAAGTATATCGTTGAATGCACAGGTGAGCCAAATAATCTTTATTATAGTTTAGAAAATAATAGCATCGGCGAAGCTGCATTGATCTCATTGAATGAGTTTGGGGAAAGTAACGTGCCCGGTATCTTTTTTAGCGAATATGGTAAAAAGCGAAAAGGTTTCAATACAAGCCATAAAGTAAAACTCACTGCTTGCGCTAAATTCAAGACATTGCTAGAGTCTAAAAAGATGAAAATACATAGCAGACCGTTGATATCAGAACTTAAAAATTTTGTAGCGTCGGGGGGAAGTTATGCTGCTAAAATCGGAGATACTGATGATTTAGTGATGGCTTCATTATTGATCGTCAGAATGCTACAGCAGCTATCCGATTTCCATTATGATTTAGAAAATCAGATGCGCGACCACGAAGAAATCATCCAGCCCTTACCCTTCTTTGCAGTTCTAAGCTAGGACATTTGGACTAAATATCTTTATGCCTGTAAATACGGAAACTCTAAACAAGAATATCTATGATGAACTCCAAGCTAGGGGAATGGATCCTGTCCCTTTAGACAGCAAAGGGGATACTTATGATGAGATTGAGCAGGCTGATGTATTCCGTTTCAAATATGATAAAGAAGATCCTAAAAAAGTAAGTTGGGTGACGATTGAGGGTCCTGATTTAGTTTTTTACGTCGATGATGATTTTGTAAAGTCACCTACGTTCGAACCCTTCTCAAGATTTATGAAAAATTGGGCGCGTAGAAAGACATTAGGATTCGAGATTCTAAACAAAGATCGCCTGTTTGGTGATATGAAAAAGAGGACGATTATGAAAAAGAAAGAAGAAATGATGGAAGGCTATCACCCAATGGGCAAAAACAAAAGCTATAATGATGCTATACCGCAAGTAAAAATTATATTACAACATACACGCCAACTTGAAGAAGGCGAACAGCGTTTCCGTAACATCGCCAAGATATTTGTAGAAAATACAAGCGGTGAGCGTTTCTTGCTACCAACTAATCGCCCTGGTCTAGCAAGAGTATATGCACGCCATATCGCAGAAGGTGGTACTCCATACGATGATAAAGGTCGTCATATCACTACATTAGTAGAAGAATATCAGAAGATGGCAGGATTCGTCCGTGCCACACGCAATGGTCAGTTCAACGAATCAGCATTGAAGTTAGTCAATGAAGGTCTAAATCATTATAATGAATTACGCATGACACTACAAGGCATGGCTAGCCATCGCGGATATAACAAGTATTTTGAAAGTTATACACCGGTATTGAACGAAGAATCAGATGATGACATATCTCTCAATGAACTATTCGTACAGGAAACACTAGATCCACGCATCGAAAGCGTGATGCCAATTCTAAAACGTTTGAATAAAAATATAACTGAGATGAGTGCTGTAAAAGAATTAGAAGAATGGGCAGAATCAATCACAGAAGTTGAAGATCAAACTACAAAGACACTAGCAGAACCTGCTGAAGAAATGCTTGATGAAGCACCGGGCGCAGAAACATTGGCGCATGACGATGAAACTGAAAAGTCAAATCTTGATGCATTTGATTTAGATGAAACTGAATTACGTTATTATTACCCTTCTGCTACAAAATCAAGAATCAAAGACAAGATCAGAAAGAAATTCAATAGAATGGAAGAAGGTCCAGCAGACGAACCAGTAGAACCAGACATGGACTCAGATGACAAACGCTGGGACGATGTTGAAGATGTATCAGAAGGTTCTATGAAAGCGGCTATGCATGATGATGCCGAGAACATGTCACTAAAAGAATTCCTCATGAAATATGGTGATGATGATTTTGCTAGAGAATTTTGGCACACCGTGAATGGCGTTGATGAAGGTCTTGACGCTAACCAAAAACGTGCAGGACAATTAGGCCCAACTGAAAAAGTAGGACCAAAAGGCGCTGTAGGCAAATTGGTTGGCGCAAGCGAAAGTGTTGAATTGGATACCTTGAAAACACTTTCGGGAATAAAGTAATATTTTTTACACACACTTCGGTCATATATACTATTGACACATATTGATATTCGTATAGAATATTAGTATGTGTTAGTTGTCTCCTAGACAACTCAACATAAAACACATTTAGGCTCAACATAGGCATTTACAACATAGGAGATTATATATGGCAAGTCTAGCAGATATCCGTGCCCGTCTCGCGGCACAAGAAAGTAAGAAATCAAATCAGGGTCAACGTACTCAATCAGATAACGCAATCTATCCTCATTGGAATATGGAAGAAGGCACTACTGCCACTATCCGTTTTCTTCCAGACGCAAATAGTTCAAATACATTTTTCTGGGTAGAACGTCAGATCATCAAGTTGCCATTCAATGGCGTAAAGGGTGATCCCAACATGAAGCAAGTCATCGTTCAAGTCCCATGCGTAGAAATGTATGGTGATAACTGCCCGATCTTGGCAGAAGTTCGTCCTTGGTATAAAGACGATACTCTAAAAGAAATGGCAAACAAATATTGGAAGAAGCGCAGTTATCTCTTTCAAGGTTTTGTTCGCCAGAACCCAATCGGCAATGATGTAACTCCTGCGAACCCGATTCGTAGATTCGTCATCAGCCCACAAATTTTCACAATCATCAAAGCAAGTTTGATGGATGTTGAAATGGAAAACATTCCTACTGATTATTTGAATGGTACAGATTTCAACGTCAAAAAGACTAGCAAGGGTGGTTATGCTGATTATTCAACTAGTAACTGGGCACGCCGTGAAAGCCCATTGACTGAAGCAGAGCAGGCTGCTATCGAGGCTCATGGTCTTTTCAATCTTGCTGACTTCTTGCCCAAGAAGCCCAGCGAATCAGAGTTGCGTGTCATCAAAGAAATGTTTGAGGCTTCAGTAGATGGTAAGCCTTATGACAATGACAAGTGGGGCGCATACTATCGTCCATATGGTCTTGAGGCTCCTGCAGGCGCAGCCGCTGCTCCGCATGTGACTGAGACTACTACTTTGAATGTTTCTGCAAAGAAGCAAGTAGTCGAAGACGATGAACCAGAGTCAAAGAGTGAACCCGTAGTTGTTCCTAAGAGTACTTCTAGCGATAAGGCACAGGACATTTTAGCGATGATCCGTGCGAGACAGCAGAAGGGCTAATAAAGTTTGGGGAGAGGTAAAACTCTCCCCTCTCCTAAACTGAGGAAACTACCATGACACTACCAGACGAAAGATACCGCGCACTAAAGCAAGGGAAAAAACTACTAGAAGAGTTATGCGATCCGGGTAAGACGCCCCGTGTGCCGTCTATCGTCCGTGATCGTGCCCGTGGTGCATTAAGACACTATCCAAATGACTATGAGATTGATCGTATCGCGGACAGTTGTCCTGATATGCTTGACAAAATAGCATTCAATGATAGAATTGCTAAACGAAATATTTTGAAATAAGAGGAATATATGGCTAAAAATATAATCAATGAAAATTTCAGCATGAACTATCGCAGTTCAGACAATCACAATGGTGATACTGTAGCCGATGTGAGTATGAGTTTTGACAACCCCAAAGATGATTCAATTGTTATCACGCGATTGAATACTTGGCTGAAGGCCATAGGTCGCGATAATATTGAAGTCAAACTAAAGGCAGTAAAGTAACATGGCGAAACCATTCGATGTTAGTAAATTTAGAAAAGATATTACCAAGAGTATTGAAGGTCTCAGTATTGGTTTCAATGATCCTACTGATTGGATCAGTACCGGTAACCACGCTCTCAATTATCTTATTAGCGGAGACTTTAACAAGGGAGTCCCACTAGGTAAGGTAACTGTATTCGCAGGTGAATCAGGTTCAGGCAAATCATATATTTGCTCAGGCAATCTTGTTCGTCACGCACAACAGCAAGGCATTTTCGTTGTACTGGTTGATACTGAAAACGCACTTGATGAAGATTGGTTGAAGGCATTAGATGTAGATACTAGCGAAGATAAGTTGTTGAAACTAAACATGGCAATGATTGATGACGTTGCTAAGACTATTAGTGAGTTTATGAAAAATTATAAACTTTTACCAGCGGAAGACAAGCCGAAGGTATTGTTTATCATTGACAGTCTTGGTATGTTGTTGACTCCAACTGATGTCAATCAGTTTGAAGCAGGTGACATGAAGGGTGACATGGGTCGTAAACCTAAGGCATTGACTTCACTTGTTCGCAACTGTGTCAACATGTTTGGATCACATAATGTTGGTCTAGTCGCAACGAATCACACATATGCTAGCCAAGATATGTTTGATCCAGATGACAAGATCAGTGGTGGTCAAGGCTTCATCTATGCTTCAAGTATTGTCGTTGCTATGAAGAAACTCAAACTCAAGGAAGATGATGAAGGCAACAAGATCAGCGAAGTGCGTGGTATTCGTAGTGCCTGTAAGGTTATGAAAACACGTTACGCAAAGCCATTTGAAAGTGTTCAAGTCAAGATTCCTTATGAGACAGGCATGAATCCTTACAGTGGTTTGCTTGATCTATTTGAAAAGGCAAATATTCTTACTAAGGAAGGTAATCGTTTAGCATATACTTGTAATGACGGAACTGTACTAAAGTTCTTCCGCAAAGGTTGGGAAAGCAATGAAGATAATTGCCTCGACAAAGTAATGTCAGAATATCAAAACCGTGAAACAAAGATAAGTAATACAAATTCTGTAACGGAGGAATGATAGAATGAGTATTACTGTTATAGCAGAGGTATGGCGTGCCTTGAAGTTAGAAATCGACGAGAATAATCTTCCAGATGCGGCTGAATCTCTCATCAATGTTTTAGTCGATAATGATTATGATACTGCTGAAATCAAAGAAGCATTTCGCAGAGAAACGGTTGTCATCGATGCATTACGTGATTATAACTCACAATATGAAGAAGAATTTGAAGAAGAATATGAAGAGGATGAAGACTTAGAAGATGATGAATGGTGATAAGTGAACTGGTACACCAAAATCACAACTGATCTGTCTCATATTCCTGATTTCATAGCACACTATGAATCAGAATTAGAGCAAGCAAAATGGGACTGTAGGGTAGGTGGAAAGGTAGAAAAAAATATCTCAAACCTACCCGGCATCACAGAACAGCGTTTCAATCAATTACAAGAGATTGAAGCGGTGTTGAATTATCTCAATATACAATTGCGCAAATTGCGCAGGAAATATTTCCAGAAATACTTAGAAGGATACAACAGAGCCCTTACGAGCCGTGATGCTGAGAAGTATACTGACGGTGAAGATGAAGTCATTGACTTTGAAGTATTGATCAACGAAGTCGCGTTATTGAGAAATAAGTGGCTTGGCATCATGAAAGGTCTTGATAGCAAGCAGTGGCAACTAGGCCATATCGTAAGGTTACGTACAGCCGGCATGGAAGATGTCACGGTTAGCTAAGTATGAATACACAGATAGTTACCGATCTCATTTGTACATACTTATATAATAAGCGCGTATATTTGGATAGTGACATTGATATAGTAGATCATGTAGATAGATATCTACAATATAGGTCTTTATATTTTGACTATTGCGGCCATGAAATCGAAATAAGGATACATAACGCGAAATTTATAGAAATAAAAGTCAGGGGAGAATTCGGCTGTGTTTGTGATTGTATACAAAAAGTTAGAAAAGAGATAGATAGATTATCATTCTATAGGTTTTAGCCATGGGAATTCTAAACACAGCAAGGCACAGAATTAGAAAAGTTGCACAAGAAAACACGATCGGAAACAAGATAAATCCTGCTGATTATGATAGAGTGATTTCTTATGGGTGCAGTTTTACAGCAGGGGACGAGATCGCTGATCACATCTTGCTGAACAAGACATTTGAAGAAACTAACATACTAAAAGAAAACTTCTTCAACCAAGTTCAGTTTTACGAACATTATAAAATCAAGATACCCAATGAGACGATGTATAAAAACGCTTGGGCCGGGCAAGTAGCAAAACTTTTAGGTCTGCCTATTGAATCCCGGGCATATCCTGGTTATTCTCTCAAACAGACATTTTTTCAACTTTACGCAGACTATAAAAATAATAAGATTGGTCCTAGGGACCTAGTATTAGTAGGGCTGACTGGGCCAACGCGATTAGTCTGGTTCGAAAAAAGCAAAAGAAGCCTAGACTCTGCGCCACTACATAATTATATTGATTTGAAAAATCTTTCAAGCGACGGACAGTTGTCTATTATGAATTTGTTTGACGATAATATATTAGCGTTTGACTATTTTAGTAGTTTGAATAACATCCAACAACTAAAAAACTATATGAACATACGCATACAACCTATGACTGTAAGTAACACTATAGGTACTAAAGAGTTTATAATGAAAGATACTTTGAACCCGGAAATCTTTCGATACTGTCTTAACGTATGGGAAGATGCCCGAAGCATCATCTTGCTTCCTAAAGTTTTCTTGAAAGATAAAGTAATTGACCCTAACATAACTTTATGCAAATACAAACATCCTCCTTTGCAGTCGCATATAGAGTTAGCAATACAGATCATCGATAGGTGTGTCACAGAATGATTCCTATGCGTAACATACTTGAGCGGTGTTTGGCTTTATGCGAAAGCATGAATCTAGAAGATTTACAAAAATATCCTGAAGCCAGTTATCTGATTCCAATGTTACATGATGCGCTAGAGCAAGAAGAAAAATGCACACATGTATTTGTAGAACACACCTGCATAGGTTGCGGATTTACCCAAAAGTTCTAAATTAGCTTGACACAATATCTAGTATCGTGTAATCTATATCTTGTGTTCAATAAATGTAGGAGATAATCATGACCGTTCGTAGTCGCGTTTTGCTGAATATGTTCCTCACCGTTGCAGGGACTGTGGGCACTATTCTGGGTTTGCAGTTCTTTTTTGGGGATTATGGCATCATCATCTTTTGGTCTGGTCTATTAGCGTATCTGCTATACATCATGTATCATGTACAGGTCGGAATCGCTACCAGGAAACAGCAAGACCTAGTTGACAAACTCAAGGAGTAATAGGACCGTTTTATAGCGCATGGACGGGGGTAAGTCATAGACAGACATATCCCCGTTTTCTTCCGCTTATATCCAGGCCTATTAGGTCCTAGACGGCTATGTAAGTTATTGATTTATATGGAATTATAGTTCTTGACCTAGGCCTAGTTTGGGCATATACTATCTATACAGTTGATTGAAGGAGTTTTTATGAGCATTGACAAGCGACATGGTGGACCTTATGATCGTGGATCGGCTGACGCATATTATCGTCGCCCGTTCAAGCCCCACTATTACAAGGGTGCTACAGGGTCTAGTGAGTTGGTCACTGAAGATGACATGACCGACGAGGAAATTCTTGAATATAACACGGGTTTTACGGAACAAGTAGAGTCTGGTACTTTCAAGGAGTGGGAATAATATGGGATATCGCATACTGAGCGACCATGATCGTAAGTGGCAACCCCGAAAAGGTCTAGAAGGTCCCTTCTATTACCCGAACGGACAGGTGTTGTATTACGATCCTAAGGCTGGTCAGTACTGGGATCCTACTACGGACTTCTACGTGCCCAACGGCACTGTAGCAGAATTGAAGAATGAGTTTTTCGGCATTCTAAGTCGTTGATTTATAAAGGTTTATAGTTGTTGACTCTGCCTGTCAATTTGCTATAATAGTTATATTGATTGTTGACTAACGGAGTATATGTATGTCGATTGTTCTAGTGAAAAGCGGTTCGTATCGCGGCATGCCTGTGATCAATACGCAGTTCAAATTGGTTCGCGGTTTTCAGACTGGCAAGAAAGGTAGTTACATCACTGTTCGCAATGACGGTGTGTTTACTGACTATGCTGGTATCGATACTGTGAAGATCAAGGTCGAGGACCAGCATGACTTTGAATTTATTTCAGGTGAAGGTGATATGACACAAGTCGTTCCTCAAGTGCCCGCAGTTGTCGAATCTGATGACGAGGCTATGAATCGTATCGCAACACGTTTTGCGATTCTTGACGAGATGTCTAAGGCTACTACCAATGGTGGCATTCGCGCAATGATCGTGAGTGGTCCCCCGGGCGTTGGTAAGTCGTTTGGTGTCGAGCAGCAGTTAGAAAAGGCGTCAATGTTTGATCGTCTTGCTGGCAAGACACTCAAGTACGAGGTCGTCAAGGGTGCTATGACGGCGCTTGGTCTCTATGCGTGTCTGTTCAAGCATAGCGATAAGAACCACGTGTTGGTGTTCGACGATTGTGATAGCGTACTCATGGACGATTTGTCGCTCAACATTCTCAAGGCTGCGCTTGACAGTGGTAAGCGTCGTCGCATCTACTGGAATAGTGATAGCAATATGTTGCGTCGAGAGGGCATCCCCGATGCGTTCGACTTCAACGGTTCTTGCATCTTTATCACTAACATCAAGTTTGAGAATTTGAAGAGCAAGAAGTTGCAGGATCACCTCGAGGCACTTCAGTCGCGCTGTCACTTTCTTGACTTGACGATTGACACCGAGCGTGACAAGTTGTTGCGTATCAAGCAGGTTCATCGTGATACTGATGGTGGTCTGTTCCGCGACTATCATTTTGAGAATGATGAGAGTGATCAAGTGTT